GTTGGGGGATCGGTTATTAAAGCCATGGTTCGGATGTCGGGTGCCCGGGTTGTTGTAACTGCCACCGCGACCGCCATTATTATAGCTTCCTCGACGGCCACTGTTGTAACCGCGTCCGTATCCATCGTTCCGATTGCCGCCTGCATTTCCCGCCGGACGCCAACCGCTGTGATTCGGGCGCGAATAGCTGTCGAGCCGGTAGTTGTGCGGACGCCGATAGCCCCAATGACCGTGCCATCCGGGGCCCCATCCTCCATGCCATCCGGGACGATACCACGGGTCGTGCCACGGATGATAGGCGAAACCCCAATTCCAACCGAACGAAGGATAACCCCACCACGAAGGCCCGAATCCCCAACCGGCATGCCAACCGCCATACCAGCCGCCGGTGTAGACCGTCGCGCCCCACGTGCCGAACATCGAAGATATGTATTTGGGTTCGACCCACACTTGGTCGCCCGAGACGACGATGTTGTAGAACGCCGGATCATAGGCCGAAACATAAGTGAACGCATTGCCGTAACGGAAGTCGTAATAGCTCGACGGCATCCGGTAGGACAACGATTCGAACCCTCGCAGACGACGGGCATAAGCGCTTTCGTACGAATCGGCCAATACGCCCGAATACGAATAGGCATTCGATGAGGCCGTTGCATCGTATGCGTTTTCGGCCGCTGCGGCTTGGGCTTCGGCAATGCGTGCTTCCCACTCGGCACGTCGGGCCTCCGCTTCGGCTTTGCGAGCCTCGGCCTCCTGCTGTTGACGTCGGGCGATTTCAGTTCTGTCGTGCGTGACATAAAGATCATCGCCCCCATAGCCGGCCGACGAACGATAAGCCGACGAACAACCGGTCACAACGACAGCCGACAAAACGACACCTGAAAGAATACTCCACTTTTTCATAGCAATTTACGTTTGCTCGGTACTCGATTCTATTCGAAGAACGAAAACCGTACCGGAATTATTGCATCCGGCCGATAAAACCGGACGATCGGACCATCGAAACCAATAGTTCGGAAATTCCACATGTTCGTTCTCGGGGCAAGATAAGGATTTTTTCTCGGCCTGCAAAACGAGTTCGACGCAGCGTTCAGACAACTGACTCGCGACAATTCTGGTATAATTCCGATAATTTTGCACTTTTTTTTCGGAATGCGGTAGGAATTCAAAAATAATGGCTATATTTGCACGCTCGAAAACAAAGGAGAGATGCCGGAGTGGTCGATCGGGCCGCACTCGAAATGCGGTGTACGGGCAACTGTACCGGGGGTTCGAATCCCTCTCTCTCCGCAGACAACCTTAACTATTAAGGTTTTACACGCAAGGCACCCAAAAAGGAACCCATTTTTAAGGCCCTTTTGGGTGCTTTCCTTTTATCTCCGCTAAAACAATTTGCGGAAGAAGGCGGCTACAGCCGTAAATACCTTCGTCTTCCGAAGAAAGAAAAAGGCAACCGCCAATAGTACCAAAATCCCGAAAATGTAACGCCACCTGTACGGGTCGGCCGCCGGCTTCTCGGTAATATCGGTTTCCTTATCGGTGTCCGTGTTCACTTCTTCCGTTTTGGTCGTTTCCGTCTTCTGTTCTTCCTGCGTTACCCCGGTAGCTTCGGCCTTCTGTTTTACCGTGAAGGTTTCGATACTCTTAATAGCTCCCTGCCTTCCGGTATCGGGCGGCTGCTTCTCTTTCGGTTCCTTCGGCCGGTTCTTGGGCGTGTCTGCAACCGGATTAGACGGGCCGCCCGCCTGCATAGTGTCCGGCTTTGCCTGCCGGGTATCGGGTTTCGGCGGGAAAAACTCGATTTTCGTATAGGTTACTTCTACGCCTTCGGTTTTCGTATTGTCTACCGTCCGGCGAAATTCGGCCGCCGTCGTTTCGTTCCGCTTTTCTTCGGTCTTAGCCGTTTCCTTCGTGCTGCCGGCCAACTTTCGCGGCGTGGAACACCCGATAAAAGAAACGGCCGCAATCCCCCAAAGAATAGCTATAAAGGTTCTTGTTTTCATACGATTTCGATAGTGATTTTTTCTTTCCGGGCTATTGCGGCCTTACACCGCTTTGTAAGTTCAAGTTCGTAAGGCGTGGAATTGATAACCCGCCCCTTTACCTTGTTTTCTCCGACCAAAATACAGCCGGAAGTGTCCTTACCGGTATTGCCACGATGAATTAGAATGCCGTCGAAATGCGGTACGTTCAAAAGGCGAGGAAGGTCGCGCCCGAAGCGCGGCGAACGGTTTACGGTTATTTCGTAGGTTCCGAACGGTATAGCCGTTTCGTTCTTTACCTTCTGTTCCCCATTGTCAAATTTGCCGTTTCGGTTGTCGTCCCGGTTCTTGTCTTCCAAGGTATCGCAAAAACGCACCCCGTCAATAAACAGCGTACCGATAGTATAGGTTTCGGCGAAGTATCGCCGTTTAAGCGTTAGTTTCATTGTCGCCCCCTTTCTCTTTTTCCTTTTTTAGATACTCGATAACCCCGGCTATAATCTCCTGTTCGTCCTTATGCTGGATGATTTGCGAAAGGATTTTAGCCGCATCCCCGATTTTGGCCCGCTCCTTGGCTTCGCTATTCTCGTAGATACTCTTTAATTCGATAAATCCCACGAACATAGCCCCGATAAACGTAAAAAACGGCAATACCGGTAAAGTGTGGTTCGTCTGCGGATTTAGCTGCGTAATAGCCAACATTTGCACCACGTCGATAGATGTAATTACGAGTATCATATTGAAATACCGGCTTATTTTGTCTACTGTCTTACGCAATCCGTACGAAGACCGATATTCCCCCCGTTGTTTGGCCTTTCGAATCCCGGCCCAAAGGTCAAGGAAGACCACGAACAAAACAAGCGCGTAAACGCAAGCTATAATAATAAGTTGCGGCCCGAAGGTCTGTAAGATATTTTCCATAGCTTAAATTCCCGCTGCCCCTACGTCGATACCGGCGGCGGCAAGGTCGGCCCGAACCATTGCTTTAACCGCAAGCACTTCTTTAAGGTAATTTTCGTATTCGGTTTTGTCCGCTTTGTCCGTCGATAGCCCAAGTACGAAAGCGTTGTACTTATTGATAAGGCTAAATTCTTCGGTTTCGTCCCGGCGGGAACGCAAAACGGCCTTTACGCATTTGTCGTAATCCGGCCGGCCCCATACTTCCACCGTGTCGTAATCGTACGCCTTCCTTGCGGCCGGTACCTGGTCGCCTTCTGCTTCGGCCATAGGTTCCGGCGTTACTTCCACTTCGGTAATATTGTAGTTGTAATGCCAACTGCCGTTGCCCAAGTCCTGCAAAATGGGCGGTCTATCGTTTGAATTTGATTTCATACTTCGATGTTTTAGAAAGTTTCTTAATCAAGTGTTTGCTATCGCAAGACTTCGCCCAACCCCACCAAGGGCAAATAGCCTGCTTAAAGTCCTTTTCGGATAATGGCCTTTTCCGTTTGTTCAGCTTCGCCAACCGCCGGCAAAAAGTCTTTTTAATGCCCTTTCGCATTCGGGTATGCGTGTGGAAAAATACATATCCTACGAAGTCGATACCGCGAGCCGCTACGGGGAAAACTTGCCAATTCCCTTTAACCTCTAATTTCAAATCCCCCAAATACGCCCTAATTTCGCCCATTAAGGAATGAAGGTAGGATTTATCCGAAGCAAGTATTACAATATCGTCCGCGTAGCGGAAGTAGTGCTTTACCCGCTTCTGTTCCTTTATCCAATGGTCGAAGTAGGGTTAAATAGAGGTTAGCGAAATATTGGCTTAGGTAGTTTCCGATAGGTACGCCGTCCGCCGAATCTATAATTTCGTCAAGTAGGCGAAGTAGCCTTTTATCCTTCAACTTGCGGCGCAGAATGGATTTTAGCACGTCGTGGTTAATCGAAGGGTAGAACTTGCGAATATCCAATTTCAAACAAAACGTAGTACCTTCCGGGTCTTCCCGTAGGGCCTGTTTTACCTTCTTCGCGGCCGCATGAATCCCCCGGTTCTTAATGCAGCTATAAGTGTCCGCCGTGAAGGTCGAAACCCAAATAGGCTCTAAGACGTTCATTATAGCGTGGTGCAAAATACGGTCGGGAAAGTAAGGCAAGCGGTATATTTCCCGTTCTTTGGGTTCGTAAATAGTGAATACGTCGTACTTCGATGTATGGAAAGTACCGTTTAGCAAGGTTTCGCGCAACTTCAATAGGTTCACTTCCCGTTTTTTATCGTGTTCGATAACTCCGTACGTGCGTAACTTACCCTTACGGGCCTTTTCGTCCGCAAGCTGCAAGTTCTCGATAGAACAAACCTTCTCGTACAAGTTACCTATTCGCTTCATCGCACTACTTATTTGCTGATTCCTTAGGGAATGTTCGGGAAGTCCTACTAATACCCCTTAAATAGTTGTTGTTTTTTGCCAAGTGGCAAGGTTTTTACCCCGTTAAAATCTGCATAGCTGGGAGCTGACATTCGCATTCGTATTCGAAGCCGTGTTATTCGTATTCGCGTACGAAAAGCCGGCATTCGCGCTGTTATTCGCATTACCGCCGAAAAGCACGCCCCAAGGGTAAACCGCCTTTATTTTCACTCGAAATAATACCTTGTTCCCGAAGCCCGCATAGTTACTTTACGCGGGAAGGCGTTACGCTCCTTAATCTTCCCAAGGATATATTTAATTTCTTGCGAATTGGTAAAGAACTTCCGCGCGTCTTTATCCGGGTCTTCTTTATTGAACTTAATCTTAACCAAGAAGCGACCGGTTCCGAACTTCGTTTTAACGTCGTCCAAGAAGTCAATAACCCAAAAAGAAAGGTTAATTAACTTCTGCTGGGTTATTTCCGAACAATTGAAGTGCTTGTTATTCGCGTCCGGCTCAATCTGCAAGAAAGCTAAACTTCCGTCGTCCTGCCTGTTGTTTTCCATTTTTGCGAAAAATTGAACGGCGGGCATTCGTCCTAATTTGAGCTACTTCGAAAGCCCGCCGTAGTTAAACTTCTTTGTTAAATGCGTTCCGTTACGTGTCGTTTCAAGCGGGTAAAAAGCAAAGCCGGGAGCCGACAGACGCATTCGCAGACGAAGCCGCGTAATTCGTAGTCGCGTACGAAAAGCCGGCATGCGCGCCGTTATTCGCACGCCCGCCGAAAAGCACGCCCATTTGTCCGGTATTGCTTACTACGTTCGTATAGAAGTAATCGGCGAAGTAAGTAGTAGAACTTGCGCCTACCTCTACCGGCATATTCTCGCCGTACTCGCCAATCATCATAATTTTAACGTAGCCTTCCTTTCGGGGTAACTCGCCGCGCTTTTCGTAGTCGGTATAGTCGCTATCTTGGTACTTAGCCGGGTCGGTACATACGAAAAACTCACTTAGTCCGCCGCTTGCGGCCGGCTGAATATTGCACTTACAGCCGTCCGTCCAACTCCAAACGTGCCCGAAAGGATTTTCCAAACCTCGGTAGCTGGGTACGCTAAGGGTTTGGCCGTCGGTGTCGTCGCTTTTCTTGTAAGTGTAGTTTACTACACCGGTTTTATTCCCCAAAGAATTAGTAACCCCGCAAGGAACCATAGGGTTATAACTGTTATAGCCGCTCCAATCGCTCATATTGGTAACGCCTTGGCTTAATCCGCCCTGCTTATATCCTTCGCTCGTAGGTTCCGCGTTATAGGCAAGTTGGCAATTAAAGTTAGCGTATTCGACGGCATAAAGCCACCAGCAAGATTTTTGTACCTCGTAAACGTCGCAATTCCAACCGGCCCCGTTCTTGCCGGCATTCCCCCGGTTTCGGGCATACTTCCGAAAGTTGGTAAGGCTAATAGATGTAGCCTGCATACCTAAAAGGCTTCTATATGTTCCGTCCCAAGAAGAATTATTGTTACCGCCCCGGAAAGCCGTAGAAGTGTTTACGACGCTTGCAAGTTTCGGCGTAGCCGATACGGTACGGTCTACGGCAGCTTCGTAAGCCGAACGATAGGCAAGCGGTACCAAGTGGAACCCCGGTAATGCGTGTTCGGAAAGAAGGCAACGGAATTTAGTACCGTCTACTTCGAACTTGCGGTAGTGGGCCGGAATTTCTACCATTACCTGCCCGTCGGTACCGTCAAGTTTGGCGGCGGCTCCTGTATCGCGCTTGGTGCTGTCGTTCGCATGAAGGTAGTAAGCCACCGTTCCGTTATCGCGCAAGATACAACGGCGCATTTTACTTTGAATAGGCAGCGAAACGTGAAGCTCCGGCCGGCCTATCCGGGTACAAGCCGAAGAAGCTACGGTAGAATCCCATTCTATGCCGTAGTAGTAATCGTAGGGAAACGTCGGCTTCGTGTTTCCTACTCCAATCAATAAACCCATAGCCGTATAAGATTTAGTATCCCCAAACAAGGGTAGCGTTAATACTCGTTTGCTTAATCTCGCGGACTATTTCGGGGTTCCAGCCCGTTTCGAAGCGCGTAGCTACGAACTCGCCCGGCTCCATTCCCCAAAGGTTTACTTCAAGAACTACGGCGGTTTCTCTGTCGTTCTTAATATTGAACGGCGTACCTTCTAATTTGAAGTTACCCGAACTTAGCCCTTCAATGGGGCCAATTCTTCCAATTTGGGCGGAAACCGTTTCGCCCCCTCTCGTTGTACTCATTTCTCCTATTTTTTAAGTTACACAAAAATACCCAATTGCGTATTATAATAATACGCTTGTTGGTAAAATATTAAAAACTCAATTTATAACCAATCGTTCAAATTTGTTATTTGAAATATAAATGAACCATCGTTACGGCTTTCGTCGTCGCTTGTATCTACTTCGAAATAAGTAGATTGCAAATTTACTACGGTAGCTTTTATAGGGGCAGTTGAACTACCGGCGGAATAGCCCTTTCCTGTTGCCATAACTATATAGCTTCCTGCTATCAATCCCCAATTAGAAGGTACATTTACCCTATATCTACCTTCGCCCAATCTGCTAACGGATAAACTACCGTCGTCAAATGATTTATAGGAAATAGAAGCCCCCGAAGAATACCCGGAAACAACTCCTTGCGCCAATACATTCAAATTTCGGCCGTACCGCGAGGTTGTCATCATATTGACACGGCGCAGAACTATCCACCCAAAAAAGGTTTCATCATCGCCATACCCCATTAACTCTATAACTTCGCGGCTAATTTGTAATTCCGATTTTGATATACCATCTTCGAAAAAATATTTTCCGCTCGGCGCGCTAATACCTGCCCCCCCTTGACTTATAGTGCTTCCCCAACGATAGTTTACCAAACAAATACGTCTTCCGCTTTGTCCCAAGTCCCAAGGGATACCATATGCAGTTATCCAACCTCCACCACTTGAAAATAGTACCACATTATCGCTATAATCTACGTCTATGGAATCGGCTGCTTGTGTAAACGGGTTACGCAAAGAACCCGAAATTTTCACGTCTGTAAATATTCCCCCCTTGGCTTTCAAATTGCCGTCTTTATCCCAAGTTATATTACCTTTGGCAAGCTGCCCAGAACCGTCCGTACCGCTAAAATAAACCATTGTTTGCCCGCTGGTGTTTTTAAGTTCTACCGTTGCGTTCGTTATTTTTACGGCCCCTGAATTATTTACGTTGTATTCTATCGCCCGATTTGCATTGCCTATCCTAAATTGGTTATTATCAAGGTCTATATATGTATTCCCGTCGCCCGTCTGAATACGTCCCGTTGTAATGAAGCGTCCGTTAATGGTCGTTGCGCCATAAGTAAGGGCAATAAGACGCGCCGGCCGCTTTCCGTCGGTGTCTGTTATTGCGCTGCTTAGGCTTCCTACCAGGAAATAGTAATATGTCGGGTCGCTGTCTACCTTTCGCTGTACTGTATCGAAAACGATGTTTCCGGCCGTACCGGTCTTTTGGCAACGGGCGTATATATAGTACACCGTCCCGCTTACAAGGTTCGAAAAGGTAGCAGTATTTAGCTGCCAACTTTTTACGATTTCCGCTATCGTGTAGTGAACCAGCGTACCGCCTACCACCTTTACCGTATTGGGATTCCCTTCGTAGTTCGGTTCAAAGCGGGTATTCTGTAATACGAACTGCTGGGAACGTGCGCCGGTTGCTAACATGGTCGTTTCAATCGAAAGCGGCCTTATCTTCTCGCTGTAATAGTGGCCTTCGGGGTCGAACACGTTAGCTAATACCTCTTGGCTGGCTTTCCAATTGCGGCGGGCCTTCGACGGGTCGGCAAGGTCGTTTATCTCTATAATATTGTCGATTTTCTGCAAGTCTTCGATAACGCGGGTAATCGTCGTTTTGGTTACGCTGTCGCCCAAGGTTATATTATACTTGTATTCCCGCAACAAATCGCGCGTAAAGGCTGTAATTCGTACCGATTTGTTTACGCCTATGTCTTCATCTTCCACCGGGATATAATCGCCGACGGCGAAAAGGTTTACTACGGTCAATTCGCCGGCGAACTGACGTATAAAATTTTCGTCGATACTTAACCCGTATTGTACTTGCGGCTGGCTGTATTCGGTTATTGCCTTGTTACCTTCCGCAAGCAGTTCGTTTTCTGCGTCGGTCTTGTAAGCGTCCGGCAAATTTATATCCGTGAAGAAATACTTATCGCCTACGCCGAACTGAAACGCCGCACTTGTTTCGCTGGGGAACTTCATGCCGTTTTCGTCCGTGAACGGTACTACCTGTATTTCCTTCGTCGCGTGGTCGTACTTGTGTACGTCAAATTCATAGCCGGCCAAGTTCCCGGTAGTGAACTTTACCTTTGCGTTCACTCCGTCTATAAGCCACTTTGTATTACCCGCGCTATCCTTTTCGTTAAGGTCGAAGTTCATAGTAGCGTCCTTAAAGGCATAATACGCGCTTCCGGCGGCGGTTACTTCGCCGTAGCGTTCGGGTTTGATGTCGTCGAATATCTTTGTATTCTCCTTCAACCCGTAAGCCGCAATAGCGGCCGCGTCTTCGATGTAGGAAGCGTTCTTAGCCTTGCCCGGAAGACAAAGGCGGGTATAACGGTATTTGTCCCCAAGGTTGCTACTACCGCCATAGACGTATAGCCGGGTAACTACATTCTTGGAATTGATGTTTTGGCGCGTCAATTCGTAAAGCCCGCCGGTACGCCCGTACCGGAAGGTATAGGGGAAGTTTACCCCGGCCGTTTTGATATTGAGCGTACGAACGCCGTTAGCTTGGGTAATCTCAAATTCGGTGCTGTATTGCTCGCAAAGGTCTTGCAACACTTCCAAACAATTCTTTTCCGTATAGGTTAGCGTCTTAAACTCCGTATCGGCCGGGAAAACGCCTAACACCCATTTACCCGGATATACGCGGGTAAGGTTCCCGATAAGAATACCTAAGAAGTCTTCCAAATCGCCCGTAAAGCTGTCTAATACGGTATCGTCCGGTAACAAAAATTGCGCGTCGATTAACTCGTACTGCACCCCTTCGAAGGTAAGGGTATATTCGAAGTTCCGGTTTCCGGTCTTCTTAATTCCCGGAAGCTGGTTAAGGGTATAGGTCTTCCCGTAAACGTCTATTTGGTCGCCCAAATGGAAGGTTAAGGGCGTGGCACTTTTAACGGTTATCGCCACCGTATCGGCCCCCAACAGCGTAATACTCTGTTCGGCCTTGGTAACGCCGGATTTACGCGCCCGTGAGGTCAAAAGGGCCGTAGTCCCGTCCGGGTGTCTTACTATAATTTGTTCCATACGATAATACCGTTAGTAGTGAAACTTTCTATTTCTTCGATAACGCCAGCGACAATGGCGTAAAAAATTCCGTCGGTCGTATATTCGTGGCTGGTTGTTACGTCGGTTCCGTAAACGTCGTTCGTTTGGGTTCCGTCGCCCCAAAAGATAGTAACCGCTTTCGCGCTGGTTAGGGTAATCGTTAGCGTCTTCGTGTCATTGCTTAAACGATGGTGCCGTACGATACGCTTTACCGGGTCGGGTTCCTTCAACTTCAAGGTAAAGATTCCTACCATAAGGTCGTCGCGCCAACGCTTGTTAATAGCTACCCCGTTTTCGTTATAGACTTCGTAAAGCAACGGTTTTGTAGGGTGTATATCTACCATAAGCCGCTGGGTGTTGGGCCGGCTGAATACGTCCAAGAAGTCGTTTAGCTTCGTAACAAAGTCTACCTTCCCGTTCGCTTTCATAAAGCAATTAAGGGTTATTTCGCGGGGTTGCAGTATCTTGTTTTCAAGGTCTACTATCTCCCCGTGATAATCCGGCCAATCGACGGAAACCGGGGCTTTCATCTTGGGCCGGTCAAGAAGGCCGCTACTTTCGCTTACATAAATATCCCAAGCCTTAAAATCGGTTCCGTCTATGCTGTAAGCCAATTGCGCCACCGTAGCGATACTATCGGTAATTTCCGCCTGCGTTAAAGCGGTATTATATACCTTCAATTCGTCGATACAACCGTAACCGTTGGCGGTCGTATAAATGTCTTGCAGGATAGCGAAACCGGTAGGCTGGGCCGGTAGCGTAATGGTCTGCACTAATGCGGTGTCAAGGTAAATGCGGATTGTTAGGCCCTCTTTGACGATAACCCAATAGCCCCAAGTATCGGCCGCAAGGTTAAACCACGCTTCCGTATAACCTTCCAACGCTTCCCACCGTGCGAAAAATCCGATACGCTTGCCTGTAAAACCGTCCGGGAAGGCCGAACGCTTCAACCAAGCAAGAAGGGTAAAGTTTCCGGTAAGGGGAATTACGTTTTTGTCTATATCGCAATGCCCGTTACCGTCGAACTTTATACAATTGCCTTGCTTTCCGCCGGTAAAGTCCGCTTCTACTACCGTACCGTCCGCCCGTGTCTTGCTGTAATCGTAGGCAACGGTAGAACCGGCCGCTTCATCGAAAGGCATATTTAGGATAATGTTACTTTCGTCTGCCATATCAATACGTTTTAGTCGTTTTACGAATAACTTTTATTGTCGCGTGTCCTTCGCCGTCGCCGGTGGTGGTCGTCAAGTTCCCGCCGTAGTGGTTTACGCAAATCTTCGCGTTATCCCGCGCTTCTACCTCTACGGTGGTATCGTCGAATACGTCTACCATGACGAAGGAATTACCGGTAGCAAGAACCTTTAACCGGCTTTGGTGCTTTACGAATACCTGCCCGACGTTCCAACCGTCGTAAGTGGCTGTACCCTCGCAATGCCCAAGGGCTACTACGTGCCGGAAGTTTCCGGCCGTAATAGCTCGGTCGAGGAATACGCCGTAGGCTTCGCAAGTGCCTACGAAGTGCCGGCGTATAAATTCATTGCTGGGGTACTCGTTGCTTAGGCAGAAGTCGATACCTTCAAGGTACATTTTTATAAGTTTGTCTTTCTCCTTGGTATCTATAAGGCGGTCGTACCATTCTTCGCAAATACCTTTCTTTTTGGCGTCGCGGGCCAATTGTTTATTTACTTTCATATCATTACATAGTTATTCCTTGCGCCCGTAACGGGTCGGACGCGCTTCCCGAAGTGTTTTTTTCTATCTGTTCAAGGTACCGGTTCGATACGCTTAGCTTGCCGTCGATGTTGGCAAGGTGTATAAGCTGCTGGCGCAAAACCTCTATTTGTTGTACTTGGTTTACACGCACGGCGTTCGTTTGCCCGGCCAATAGGTCTATACTCTCTTGGCTGGCTCCTTTAATCGCACCCGATAGGCTCGTAGTGGGGTCGCCCGTATCGTCCAAATCCTTAAACAGGTCTTCGTACAACTTCAAGGCTTCGGCGTACCCTTGGGCTATCGAGTTTACCCTATCCTTAAACCGCTGTTGTTCTTCCGGGGTCAAGCCGTCGAAGGAACCGCCGCCTTCTTCATCGAAACCCATATCGCGCTGCAACTGCTTTACGGCACTTTGTAGCTGCTGTTCAAGAAATTGTTTCTTTAAGGCGTTCTTTACGGCATTACCTAATACTTGGTTCGTAACCTTTTCAATCGCGCTTTTTACTTTGTCGCTGTTGAAGCCGTCGGAGTAGGCTTCGGCTATCGCGTCGGACAATTGCGTAGCCAAGTCCTTTGCCGAAGTCTGCGTTACGCTTTCCGTAATTTCGGCTATGGTGTCTTCGATTTGGCGGCCTAATTCTTCGTACTGCTCCTTATATTGGTTTACCTTACCACTATCGGTTTTTTTCTTGCTTTCTTCCGCTTCCCACATAGCCCGCAAGTGCGCTTGTTGTTCGCGCATATTGTTAATAAGGGCCTTTTGGTTATCGTAAACCGATTCGCCTAACGCATTATCTACGTCGTGTTCAAGTGCTTTGTAGGCGCGTTCCAATTCTTCGACGGCAGCAGCGTGTTTCTTAATGGCTCGTTCGGCCTTACGGTCGCGGAAGTTGAACACTTCGAACGCGGAAGAAATAAGGCCGATACTACCCTGTATAATCCCCAGCGGGTTGCCGGTTGCGATACCGGTAGCCAACTGCCCGGCGGAACCTATCATTTCGCCGATGTCGCCTAAAAGCTGCTGGGTTACTTCGTCGCCGGCAAGTCCCATATTCGAAAGCGCACCCGTAACCGCGTCGAACGAACCCTTTACCAAATCGGCCGTAGCCCCTACACTTTTGAATACTTCGGATAGGTTCGCTTTGCTTGCGTCCTTCTTATAGTCCTTCAAAGCCGTAGAAAGGGCCTTAAACGGGTTGCGGGTCTGTACTTCGTCCTTGGCTTCCCGTAGTTTGCTTAAAACTACGTCTAAGTCTTTCGGGTCGAGTTCTACGCCTAATTGGGCCTTTTGCGCTTCGATTTTGGCTATAAGGGCCTGTATTTGCGCCGTAGTAAGGTCGTCGAGGTTCCCGAAAAGTTGTTCCCAAGCCCCGCTATCCTGCAATTCCTGCAATGCAGCCGACGAAAGGGCCTTATTCTTGGCTTCCTGCAATTTCGCTACTAATTCTTCGTTATTCTGCTGGGTTGCCAATGCTATTTTTTCGTCGTATTGCGCGGAAATATCGGCGCATTTTTGCTGATATGTTTTGTATTCCTCTACCAATGCGTCGTAGTCTTCGTTCCCCGAACTTTTTGCGTATTTTTTGCGCTCTTTCTCCAAATTCGCCAAGGCTTCCAAGGCTATACGGCGTTCGTCGTCCGTCTTGGCCTTCGCCAATTGCTCGTTAAGAAGGCGGCTATTTTCGGCGTAGTTGGCTTCAAAGGTTATCTTCTTACCCAAATAGTCCGCATATTCGGATAATAGGGCTTTTGTCCGGTCTTTGGCCTTTTGCTCTACGTCTTCCTGCTGCTTCTTAATAATGTCGCTTTTACCTTTGTCAAGGTCGGAACCGTCCCCGGTCAAAGCCTTACGCTTTTCTTCCAAGATATTAACCATTTCCAAAATGGAACGTGCCCCGGAAAGTTGTTCTTTAAGCTCCTTTTCGAATCCGGCTAAAACGGTTTCCTTCGTTTCGTTGGCTATGGCGTTATTTAGCTTCTGCAATTCTTCGGCTTGTGTCTTTGTGGCCGTTCCGCTTCCGATAGCCTTAATAAGCTGGTCGCGCTGCTTCTGTAAATAATCCAAATAGCTACTTCCTTCTTTCAGCAACCCGGCGAACTCGGCTTTTGCGGCATTGCGTACTACTTCGTCTTTGGAATTTACCCAATTGTAATACTCCGTATATTTCTTTTTCCGGGCTTCCAATTGTTCCGTAAACGGGTCTTTTTGCGTAGTCTTAGAAGACGTGCCGGATAAATCCATTTTTTTAAGTAACGCTTCCTGTTCTTTGATTTTCGCCAATAACTCGGCCCGCTCCTTATCGGTGGTAGCTTCCTTATACTTTGCACGCAACTTTGAAATAGTCTTTTCCAGAGCTTCTATACTGCCTTCCGCCACTTTATCCGCACCGCCCCCGATAGAATCCAAAATTTCGCGTTCTTTTGCGGTAAATTCTACTTGCTGGTTTATCAAGGCGTTATATTCCCGTTCCGCTTTCGCTACGGCATCTTCGGCCTTTTTCCAATCGCGGGATTTTTCAATTATAACGCCTTTACGCTCTACGCCGTAACCGTCCTTATATGTTCCCTTCTTCGATACATACGCTTTCGGAGTAGCTTCTAATTCCTGCTGGGCTTTTAATACTTCCTTGTATTTCTCTACGGCCAATTCCTGTACGGCTAACGCTTTGGCCCGTTCTAAGCAGGCTTCTATAAACTTCGACTTATTAGCTACTAACAAGTCTTCCGCTTCTTTAACCGTCTTAATGGAAAATCCCAAGTCCTCGAAGCGGTCTTTATTGTCTTCGATAAACTTGTTTTTAGCGGCCATATCGTTACCCAGCCGGTTCCATGCGGTGGAAAGCTCGGTAATTGCTGTAACCGGTTCGGCGGCAGCTTCTACCACTTTGTTATTAAATTCTTCTTGCGCCTTCTTTGCTTCCCGATTCTTGGATATGAATTTGGAAATTAAGGCTATCGCAGCGGTAATCACTACTGAAAGGCCAAGGGTTAAGGTCGCCATTAACGCCTTTGCCGCTACGTTGGAAATACCCAAAGCCGTAGCAAACTTCATTTCCGCTACGGTAAGTAATTCTTTCGCCTTGCGAACTAATACAAGCTGGGTATATGAATCCTTGTTTAAGGTGTTGGCTACCTGCTGTAAGCCTATGGTTATAGCCATAAGGGACTGAACTTTAACCATAATCTTTTGCAAGTTTTCATTTTCCCCGGCAAACAGTCCTACCGCACCCTGCGCGGCCGAAAAAGCCCCGCTTATACCGCCCATTACCTCTAATACGGTATTCATATTTTGGTAGTCGTCGGACATAATTTTAGCCTGCGTATTTGCGTCGGCCATAGCGTCCGCCAAACGGCCTAATTCCGCCTGCATAGCCCGGTATTCGTCCGTATTACGCTTCCCGTTCTGTTCCATTTCCGCAAGTGAATTTTTAAGGTTCATAACTTGCGTTCGTAACATGCCTTTCGCCTTCGCGTTTTGCTCTACCTTGGCCTTATTCTCGTTTAAGGTTTGTTCTTCTTTCTGTAAAGCGTCCGCCGTGTTCGCCACTTCCTGCAAAAGTGCTTTCCGCTGGGCTATTTCGTCTTTTATAGCCTGTTGTTTGGCCGTTAATGCCCTATATTCTTCGTCCCCCTTGGCGGTGCCTTTCATAAAGGCGGCCCCGGCCGCTTCGCCCAAGCGGGCGTACTCTTTTTCAAGGTCGGCGATTGCGTTACTATGGATTGCGGCCATAGTGTCTATATCCTTAAACGCCGCTTCAATTTGTGCGGCGGCTTCTCTGTACGCGGCTTCCATACGGTCGCCGCCTTCTACGGTTGCGTCCGTGAAACCCTGTACGCGCCTTTTGGTTTCGGCCAATGCGCTATTTATTTGCCCGTTATTCGCAATTATATCGAACTCCAAGGCACCGCCTTTTATATTCATCGGATAATGCTATTTATTTGTTGTAAAATACTTTCGGCGTTCTCGCTGGTTATCTTGGTTGTCGTGTTGCCCGCTGTATTGCCGTCTTCGTCGTCGGCCATGCGCGGCGCGTCGATTAACAACCGTTGAACAACGGCCCAAGCTACGCCGTGATGTAAGTAATCCCAAGTCCAGCCAAGGTGGGCGCAAATCGAACCCCGGCGGCCGTAAGGACTATTAAGCCCGGTTACTCTATGCGCTCCGTCCTCGGTTGGGTCGTCCTTGCGCCGCTCTGCAATCGCATAGAGTTTATAAAATCCCCTAAGTTGCTTACGCTGGTTATGGCTTCGGAAAGCCCTACCAATTTGGAAGGTTTAATAGTGTGGAAGAAAAGGGCCGTAAGCCGGTCTAACTCCTTATCGTCGTTGTATTTTTTTACCCTTCCACCCGCGCAAACTTCGGTAACGTGGTAATCTTCGCCCAATACGGCAATAGCGATTATTCGGGCCATACGTGCGGCGTTATCTTTGGCTATCCGTTTAGCTTCCGCCAAGGTTTCCGTTCCGCCGGCCGTAAGTCGGTCTTCGTTTACCACCATTTCTACCCATATCGCGCTAAGCCTGTCAAGAACCGAAAGCGTAGGTTCCTGTATTTCGAAATCCTCTTTTACCGTAACTACTTCGGGGCGTTGAAAGAACCCTTTAACGCCTTTTTTACGTCGGCGAACTTTGTGCGTAACGCTGAACTTTATACCCTGCTTTACCAAAAGGTTAAGTTCTTCGCGCTCTAACTCAAAATCCGTTTTTTCTCTTATGTTATCTTCGTTCATATCGTTTTATACTAAGAAAGCCCCCCGAAACTTTCATTTGGGGGGCTTTCGGGTTCGAACAAGGATTTTCCCCGCGTTATGCCTGTACGTCTGTCGGGGTCATAAGCGTAGCGGTCATTTTCTTAGTTCCCGTTTTGGTCGGCTGCAATACGGTACCGGCGACCTCGATAAGAAGAATACCGCTTTTACTGAAAGTTGCGTTAATCTTACTTACGAGTTTCATGCGCGGAATCTCGAATTTAAGGCCCTGTTCCGGGGTAATGCGTACCGACTTTTCGACTACGGGGATTTTATCCGGAGCTTCCCATTTATCCGGCGTTGAACCCGTGCCGGGGGTACCTACGCCGCCCAAAAGGTCGGCAAGAACCGTAACCGAAGGGTTCATAATCGAAAAGTTGAAGTTCGTTTTTCCGCCCCGGCTAATGCTTATTACGGGGTCGTCCACTTCTTCGGCGTAGTGGTCGGTTGTTTCCGGGTCTTCCTGCGTCATCGTGCAGGTGTCTTGGTAGGTATAACCCAATACGTCCAAGGTTTCGCCCATACCGCCGTCCTCGGCAATTGCTCCTACCTCAATCTTGGAAAGACCGATAGTATAAGTTTTCTTTGCTGCCATTGTCGTAAATTTTAATTAGTTCGTTGTATATTCCATTCTACCCGCAAGTTGTTGTAATGCTCGTTAATGCCCGGTTCTTTAATTATGGCTTCCGTAGAAACCCGAATAGTCAGCCCGGTAATGTTCGCCGATTTTAGAACCGATAGAACAATAGCCGTTAGTTCGCGTATTCGCTCCCTATGCGCCTTAAATTGTTCGGTTCGGCCTATCCTTTCCTTTTTGTCGGGGACGTGGATATTTACGTTTGAAGTTCCGGTTTGCGGTACTTCGTGGTTTAGGAATAGGTTGTTAATTACTACGTCTTCCTTCCCGGAATTATCCGGCCGTTCTCCCTGCACGAATATTCCGCCGCTAAGGGCCGCTTTCAATTCGGCCGAAGCGTTCAGAATCTCAAAAAGAATATCATCGGTTTCTATACTCTGCATACCTCTTTGTGTTAAATCCATAACCGGCAATGAAGCCGGCCGGGGTCGAACTTTTCACAAGTTCCGGTTACTACAACTAAGCCCGTTGCTTTGGCCGCTTCGACAAAATCGGTATTCGCAAGTTGGCTCACTTCTACTTCTTCCCGCGTTACAATTACCTGCGTGCCTTCGGGAATTTTGGCCGTACCTTTCGGTAGCTGGATAAGCGAAGCGAATACGCGGGTTTCTCCGTCGGCGGTCTGAATTGTCGAACCTTTACCGTTGGTTTCTTCTCGGCAAGCTGCTTTTAACTCCCATGCGGCGGCGGGCGTTTCCCAAGAACCGTTAGGTAATTGGACGCTTTCGCCGTTGTGCTGCAAGGCGTACAGGTATTGCGGGTATTGGTAGGAAGTCGTTACCATACGTTGCTTTTATTCCGAATTTTGGGCTTGCTGGCCGGCGTAATGCCTAATTCGGCGCAAGCCGCGTTATACCAAAGTTTGATAGCGTCCCAATTCCAACTAATGGAATACCCGCCTTCCCCGATATTAGCAAGGGGGATAAGCGTTGTAAACTCTCGGCAAATGGCCGTTTTTGCCTTCCGTACGTCTACCGGTGCGTCCGGGTCGGGGATAAGGTTACTTTGGTTGCAAAGTATCAAATCCACGTCGTCCGCCGTTAGCTGGAATCTGCCGACCGTTTTAGTTATCCATTCTTTGTAAGTCATTGGTAGCGGGTGTTAGAATAGGGGCGACCGTTGCCGGCCGGCCCCGTCTTCGTTAGTGTGTCCAAGTGCTGTTAGAAGTGTCCAAAAGGAAGGAACGACCCGAAGAAAGCCAAGCCGGGAAAGCGTTTGCAATTCCTACGGTAACTTCTTCGATAGGTTCCTCGGTGGAATACTTCTTTACGCAAGTGTGGCCGTTCATAGCTTTGATAGCTACGGAACCTTTAAGGTTCATATCGGCCGGCTTCTTCCAATAGGTTGAACCGAGTACCTTGCTTTCGCTGAACATTACCACGTTATCGGCGAACGGGTTGCCGGTAATACGGCTTCCGTCGTCCTTCTCGATAGTAATATCTTGGTCGATAACTACGACCTGCAAGCCGCGCAGGTACGCCAAACCCTTCATAGCCGCGTTTACCTGTTCCAAGCTCGGCGTTTGTGCGATGTTCAAGGCGTTAGCCGCGAACGAAGCGGAAAGTTTCGTTACTTCCTCGGTCTGAACCATAAGCGCGAAGGTGTCAAGGTTCATAAAGGCGTACTTCAAGCTAATACCCTTCTTCTTGGCCTTAGCTACGATAGCCTTAAAGTCCTTGCTAAACGGTTTTGCGCCGGTGGTGTTCCAAGCGGCCGAGCCGGTCTGAAATCCTACCTTCTGCGTTGCGTCGATTTGATAATCTACGTCGTATTCGGTAATTACGCTATTGTTGTTGTCGTTGGTAAGCGTTACTTTACCCAACGAAATAGACTGCAACGCAATCCATTCCAAGCGGGCGGCCACCCCGTCCCAGCAGTACTGCGTATCTTCGGCCCACGCTTCTACCAACGCCCGAAGGTCGGGGTTCGCGGAAGTCATGGCGACCATAATGTCGTATTCGTTAAGCTCGTTTTCGTCCTTGGTGCGCTTAATAGCCACTTTCGGAATATCGCCCTGAATACGCGCAATAGCTTCGCGGGTCTTCTTGTTGATACTTGCGCCACGCGCTACAAGGTCGCCGGCAATCTTTAACCCTACCTGCGCTTCAAGGGCTTTCCACGTAAGCGTGTAGTTCTCCTTCAAGGGGAACAAGGTAGGATAGTAATACGGTTTAAGGTCGTAGGTATTAACTACGGCCTGCATATCCCTTTCGGTAATGCCAATCATTAAGCTCCTTTGCATAACTTTTCCCGATTAAATTAGATAAACTGAATACCGGTAAGTTTGGCTTTCACTTCGGCACCGATAGGCGGGATATTGCTTTCCCGAATCTGCCCGATAGTTACGGCGTTTACGATATGGTTGCTAAGCGCGTCTACGTCGTAGCTTTCGCCTACAAGGGCTACCGGTGCGTATTTGGAAGCTGCCCCCGAAGCCCCGGCCTTGGCTGCGAGGTAAAGCGAATTGCCGGCTTTTGCGGCAACTCCAAGGGTTGTACCTACCGTAAGGTCGTCTTTGGTCGCGTCGCCGCTGTTTGTGGCGATAGCGGTAATAGCGTAAGCCGCTTTACCGGAAGCCAGCATAAGCACGTCGCCGACTTTGAAGTTATGGCCCTTCTTTACGGTGTAGGTGGTAGCGGAGTTCGTAGCGTCGTCCGCAAGAACGGCTACTTTCACTACATGGTAAAGCCCGTTTTCGTCCTTTCCTACCGGCGTACCTTCGTGCAGAACTTTCTGCGTAAGGTCGGCGGCTGAAACGGTAATACCGTTCGGAATATCGGCGAGCTTGTGGGTAAACGCGCGAATAACGCGGTTATCCTTTTTCCTGTCGATTCTAAGCATTTTACAAGTGTTTAAGCGTTAAACCTCTTTACCGCCCAAGCCTTTATTTTCGGCTTCGGCGGCCTTTGCCTGTATGTAGCTTTCTACGCCCGCGCTTACTCCGTCCTTGTTGGGGGAACCAAGTACCGGTTTTTCGTGAAGGCTTAGGCCCCGGTCTGCCAACTCTTGGCCGAAGGCTGCTACGTCGTTCTTGGTTTCGGTCAGATACTCGTTAAAGGCGTTTTCGTCGGCAAAGCCGCCAAGTTTGGCTACTCTGTCGAAATCTTTAAGAACCTTTGCTTTATAGGCTTCGGGTACGTCGGCAAGCTCTTTAACAAGCGTTTCCCGGCGGTTGGCGGTTACGGCCGCGCTTTGAAGGCTCATTACTTCGGACTGCAAGCCCTTAGTAGCTTCCTTTACGGCGTTCGTAATCATTGTTTGCACGGTTGCGGCGTCCAAGGTTCCGGCCGGTGCGGGTGGGGTACCGCCTTCTTCCGGTTTCTTTTCCACAAAGTCGTACTTCTTGCGCAGGTTGTCCTCGCGCGTTTTGTTCGCTTTGTCTATTTCCGCGTCCGCGTCTTTGCGCCAATCCGCTACAAACTTCGCTACGGCTTCGGCGGTAAGTTTACCTACGATACCGGTAGCTTCTTCCTTGGTATTAACTTGCATGGCGATAACTCGCGCAAGCTGGTTAAGCCCGTCTTTTCGCACGCCCGGAAACAGCGTTTCAAGTAGTGCTACAATTTCGTTTAGTTCCATTTTGATTTTTGGGATTTAATTAAACCTGCGACAAAGAAACGTATTATAGTAATACGAATATTTGTATAGCGTTGCAAGTTCTCTACACTCGTTTCAACAATTCAACCGTAAGGGCTGGGCCGCTTCTTGTTCGGCTGTTACTGAGTAAGTGATTTTGCGAACAAATGGCAATGAAGCGTAAGGAATGGCAAAAGAAGGCGATTTTAGCGCGTTTTATTCTCCAAACAAGGAAATACACCAGCCAACCGCATAAAGTCGAACAGCGGGCACGAGAAAGGGCAAAAACGGGTATTCTTACTTCGTCCGTTATCCGGCCCTTCTCGAATAAGTAGAAAAACGGGGATTTTGTTACCCTTGTGTTACTCGCATTATTCCCCCCGGTTGAACTATCAACATAGCGGCGGTTACTATCATCATTCCGGTAATGTTGGTAGTTAATGTTGCAAGTAATGTTGCAAGCTATTCCGAAATGTTGGTAGTAGCTTCCGGGGTATGTTCGTAAAGAAAGGTTCCCCCCATACCCCCTATAAAGAAATATTCTTTTTCTTTATATTTATCCAGTGCCCCTAAGAAGGGGCACGCTTGGGGCTGCCCAAGGGCTGGCCAGCCCCTCGCTTGTGTGCGCGTTATTTATTGATATATAGTTATTTATTGATTTTGTAAAAATGAAAATTGCGCCGAATGTTCCGCGCGAAATTGTGGGGCTGCCTTGGGGCTGGTTAGGGGCTGGGCTGGGGCTTACTCTCAAATTTTGAAAAATCGCAAATTATTGTACTACAACACATTAAGTAACGAAATAAGCGTAACTATTTGATTCCGAAGTACCATAGCCCCAAGCCTGCCGCTGGGCTGGTGCTGGCCTGCTCCTGCGTAGGGGCTGGGGTAGCTCCTGCCTTGCTCCTTGCTCGATTTTTCGCCGTAAAATAGTGTTGTTTAGTGTTTTTGCAGTATATTTGCAACGTTTCCGGGGAGAAATCCGGGAACGTGTACGGAAGCGTATAGGTATCTAAGTTTGAAAATCGCCAATTAACGAACCATAGACGAACCTATTAACGCTCGCTGGCTGTATATCCATTTCCGATATATCGCTAAGCGTGGGTTATGGTTTATTCTATGGTGGGCGTTTGGCGATGCCTCAAACTTGTAAACCGATAAGGCCCACGCTTTCTTCGTTTAGTAATTGCCTGTTCGGGTTCTTGGGGCGCAAATTTTACGACTATGCAAATAGAAGAACTATTAGCCCTACTAACACTTGCGGCTGCCTTCCTGCAAATTATCCTATTCTTCAAGTTATGGATAATGACGAATGACGTTAAGAAACTGCGCGAAAATTGCGGATATTCGAATAAGTCTAACTTTAACTTTGAAATACGCAAATTACTTGCTTCGGGAAGCAAAGAGAAAGCAAAAGAAATGTTATTAAATCGTTTCTACGATAGTATTTCCGAACTCAATTATTCGGGGTTGGATAAGTCGGAAAACAACTACGACCAAATAACGAAAAACATAGACGCGGATTTTTTGAAGTTGAAAGAAAGGCTTACAAACGACCTTTCAAAGATAGGCGAGCAATTACCGGAAAATATCAAGCAAATGAAATCCGGGAATGAATTTTACGAACTGTTTAACTAAGTATCTTATGAAACACTTTTGCCTGTTATGTGCGCTCTTTCTGTTGGTAGGGTGTTCCAAAGATGAAGACCCCGGAAGAAACTATACCGAACAACAAGAAAAAGCCTTATCCGTGTTTAATGGAACTTGGGCCGATACACAATTTTCCAACCTTGGGAGTTATCCCGGTGCCGAATTGCAACCCGACCCGGATAAAATCATATTCGGAACCCAAAACAATAAGCCCGTAGAAATCTACGAAAACGACTTTATCGAAGGCGAACGGCTGTTATTCTCGGCCTTTGGCGAATTGGTTTACCATAGCGAAGGTTACGAAGATGTACCGTGTTATTATTGGGTATCGAACACGGCCGATGAACTACGCTTATACCGGACTTCTACAAAGAAACTATATAGGAAATTCACGCTTTCAATAAAAAGCGATACGAAAATGCACCTTCACGACCCCGATTTGTCGCTACCGTACATTTTCGTAAAACAATAGCCGGTCAGAAACGGCCCTATTTCCGTTTATCTCCTTTGTCGGGTACCGGTCTATATCCCTGCGGAATTGAAGGCCACAAAATCAAAATTCGGGAAAAATAAGGAAGGAGTAGCGCGGTGCTACTCCTTCTTCTTTTCTTCTGTATCGTCGTCTTCCGCCATAGCGTCGGTTTCTGCTTCCCAGCGGTCAATAGCGGCCGCGTGTTCCCGCCGGTACGCTTCTTTTTCGTCCTTCGGCATTGCGTCCCAATCCTTACGGGCCTTCGCCCATTTATCGTTATCGGGCCATTTATCTATTTCTTTTACTTCTGTCATAGCTCTACAAGTGTTATGCGAACTTCTTGCCCGGAAATTTCGTGCTTCACTATCTTAAACCGGGTGCCGTTAGTAAATAATACTTCCCGCTGGTCTTCGGGAGCAAATTTACCGTTAAATTCCGAAATGTCGGATATGTCGCGGCCGTTTTTGCTCTGAATTTCAAAAAGTACCCTTACTTCCGTCTTCTTCAAAACCCGATAGTTGGCAAACCGGTAAGCAACCGCCGGCGTTTTTGTCGATGAAGTGAAAATAGCGTGTTTTATTTCGTCCCTGCCAGCGTAAAGGCGTTCGTAATCCTTCCGCTTCATAATCGCGCCCCGGTAGACGGTTCCCCGATACTTCGGCAATCCTTCCAACGCCTTAGCCATAAGGGAAGCCGAAGCCTTGTTAAAGTCGGTAAGGGTGCCTTTATCCAACTGCTTATTAAGCTGCCGGTAGTTCCCGCCTTGCTGGGTGTAGTGATGAAGGGCCGCAAGTTCTGTATTCTGAATATCCGGGTAAAGCGTACTAAGCAATTGCGTTGCCCGTTCCATTGCTTCGGCTGTGCTTCTTGCTCTCGTAAACTTCCGTTCTTCGGCGGTGTAGGTGTTTACCGGCAATGTGCCTATACTTTTACGGTTATCCCGAACAAAGTACGGTAAGGTCTTCCAACCTTTCGAGCGTTCCTCGTTTTTGGCTATCCAATCGGTCAAGGCTTTCGGAACCTGCGTTACGGTGCGCTGGGGGTTCGGTTTCCAATCCTTCAACTTTCCGGCCTTACGTGCCCTTATTCGTTCCCTAAAATCGCTTTCCGAAATAAAGATAGGCACCATTTCGCAACGGCAATGCGGATGCCAACCCGTCCAAAGGAAAGTTTTAGGGTATCGACCGGCTAATACGTCGCAAATATCGTATAAGGTTCGTAATTTACCGTTAATTACTACCGTATGGTTATTGCTCAACCGAATTTCGTACCCGATAATAAGGGGGTTATTTTGGTAGCTTTCCCACTCTGCACGACGGTAGGCCGCGTTCATTTCGGTAACTGCAAGACGGCGGGCGTTTTTGTACGCCGACCTATATACGCCTTGGCCGGGGTGGTATTTCTTTGCCGCTTGGCTTAATTCAAGTTCCCCGGTTTCTTTGTTGCGCACCCGTCTATAAAGCGCGTCGGGGTTGTTCAAGTAACCGCGAAGGCTACGGCTTACTTCTTCCGGGCTTTTCCCTTCAAGTATGCCGTTTTGTATGATAATTTCAAGTTCTTGTTTCGCCTTTGCCGTCAAATTCCAAACGCGGGTAGATAGGTTCATGCCCTCGCGGTCGGCATTGGCGTAAGCGTGTCCCGTCGCACCTTTGGCCCGGTGTGCCTTTACTGCCTGTTCGCAAATGTCGGTAGTTTCTTTCCGCTGTGCCGAAGTCTTCCCGAATACTTCTAACGCATGTTCCTTTACCCGTGCTTCTCCTTTGTCCCAACTTCCTATAATACCGTTCTTAGTAATAAGGGCTGTTTTACTGCTAAGGTCTTTTAGGTACCGGTCTAACTTACGTTCGGCGGCCGGGTTCCCCTTCCAAGAGAAGGTAGCCCCCGATTCTATCGCTTTCCTAACCTCGGTAAGTTTTAGGGCCGCGTGGTAGGTATCGCCGAACAGGGCGTAAAGCTGCTTTTCTACGCTCGCTATATATCGTATAACTTCCTGCCTTTTATCCATTACGCCCTAAGTTCTTCTATTGCAATTCGTATATACTTACTTAAAATGCCGTTTAACTCACTACAAGGCCCGCTAATTACGTCGTACCCCTTACTTTCGACGTATAGGGCATAATCGGCTGCGGCAACGATAACGGCTACTATGTCGTTCGGGTATTGTGCGGCCGCTTGCGCTGCCATACGCTTACCTTCTTCTACGCCTTCGCTCCCTTTCTCGCCACCGGTAGAACTAAAACTTTCCGCTACCTTTTCGCCGTGATTGTAGATAACAAAGCCAATCGACGAACGCAGCAGGTGTGTCCGGTCTTTGTAGGTGTTCAATAGCTTAGCGTTCCGCGTAACCTCTAAACAAGCCATTTGCATAGCGTCTACAACGGTGGCCGTTATGATGTCTACCGCCTCGTAAACGCCTGCAAATAGCTTATCTATGTCGAATTTTGCTACTATGTTACCCATATCTTAGTTAGTAACTTAGTTAGATACTTGGTTAGTAGCTATACGGTGGGTTCGTAAATAGACGAATAGGAAGCCGCGCTTTCTTCGGCTTCTATCTGCTCTATCTCTGCGTCCGTGTCGTTTACCCAGCCCAACTGTTGTACGGCTGTCTTCCGCGAACAAATAGCCTTCTGACCGGTGGCCGAAAGAAGAAGGTTTACGTTCGCCGCTTCGTCCTCAATCATAAACGGGACTATTTCGGGTTCGATAATAAGGCTACCGCAAGCGTCTACAAAAGCCTTATCCTTGGCGTTCATTTGTGCTAAAAACGCCTGTATTACGCTTAATCGACGCTGCAAATAATCGTCGAACACCTCGCATTTGTCCTGTACTTTTAGGTGCGCGTCCATAAACAAAAGTTTCAAGGCGACACCCGAAACAGCCCCGATACCCTTTACTGAATCGAAAGCAATATCCGGCGTTTGCGTAATGGTATAAATCATACGCAAAAGGGTTTCTATCTCTAATTTCACGCTTTCGGGAGCTTGTGCCCAGCTTAGATATTGCGCGGTCGCCCCTTCTTCTCCCTCGATAACGGCCCCGCTTTCGCCCTTCTTGGCCCAACCCAAAATAGTACCCGTAGTAAAGATTTTCGGGCTTGCGTGGTAGTCGTTGGTATCGGCGAAGTTGGAAAGCAACTTTTCCAAGCGGTCTATAAGGTTCTGTACGTCTTCCCATTCTACGGCGGGCTGGCGGCCATAGATAACCGGAATTTTGCCTATTTGGTTCTTCTTGGGGTAGCCGTCCAATAACTGCCATTGGCTGCTGGCAAGCGTCCATTTCCGTATTTCGGTATCGGTATAGGTTTCGAAATAGGTATGTTTTACCCCCGCGCTATCCTTTACAACGTATTCACGGGAGAAAGCCACCATATCGCCCGTTTCATCGAAGTAGGGGTAAAGCCTATCGCCGAACAACGGGCTAAAAATGGCTACCCGAAGTTTGTGCGTTGAATCGAAGCCGTAGTTTTTCGTCGGTTTCTCCACCGGGTACCAAAGTTCGGCCGATTCCTTACTGCTATACATACCCCGCGCTACCTTTCGGTTAAGGGTGCGGCTTTTGTTATCGAACAAAACACGCTTTACAGCCTTCAAAACGTCGGCTTCCTTGGTGCCTTCTTCCGGTTCCGCATTAAGAATTACGGGGTTTCCAAACGTGAAGGCTACGGCCCGCTTTACTATAAGTTTCTGAATCGCCAAGGCTACGCGGGCTACCGGCTCGATACGGAAGTTTTCGGTTTCCCCGTTTCCGTTGGTAACGGTCTTTATATTCTTCTTTTCTTCGTCGTTTATATCGAAGTCGGAAAGGTCTACTTTTACCTTCTTATCCCTACGCTTTACAGGGTCGTTTACGTCGTGGCCTTTGGGGTCAAGCTGGGCGATATATTCGGCCGCGTTCGGCTCGGTCGCATTACGTCCGTTCTTCAATTCGGCAATAGCGGTACTATGGTTTTCGCCTGCCAAAAGTTCGTTAAGCTGCTTGCTATTCATTTTGTTGTTATTTTGATAGTTAAACATTATGCGAAATATCCGGCCGCGCTTTTCTTGCCTGTAATGGGCCGTTGCTCTACGGTTCCGGTCAATGCGTCCGGCGCGTCGTCGTGGGCGTTCTTGCCAACTTTCATATAGTGCGTAAGGGCTTGGTAGAAATCGGGCCACATTTGCGCCCACCCGCGCGGGAAATAGGTAAGGTTTTGTACTTCCGCGCTATGCGTGAATATGCGTACGGCCTTGTTTTGGCTTTGGTGGAACCACTTAATACGGGTTTTGTTGTTACCCATTAACCGGGCTTGCTTCTCTACATTACGCGCGAAACCCCGGCCGCCGTTGTTACTCTCTACTACGGCCAATTCTACCGCGTGTTTGGTTAGCATTTCGGCCGTTTTGGGTTCGGTGTACTCCATAGGCTTAGCCGTATAAAGCACGTCCAAAACAAAGTTTCCTATCTCGGTTTCAAGGTAGGTTATCGAGCAAAGGAAATCCGCGCCTTCGTCCGCCGTATCGGTATAGTTCTTAACCTTCCGTATCTTGGTGGCCGGCAGTATGTCGTATTCCTTAAAGGGATTTTCGTACATAAGGCCCTGCAAGGGTTTCGGGTCTTGCTGGTAAAGGGATTCAAATACGTGCGGGTTTCGGGTGCGTATGGCTTCCAACTTTTCCAAATTGTGGCGTTCGGGCCATAGTGCCGTACCTTCTTCGCGCGGGTCGTATTCGGTAGGTGCGCCCTTCTTAATCGCTTGGTATGTTACTACTACCCACCCGTTCGGATTGTTTACCGGGTCGTATATTCCTTGCTGCTCCAAAAGGCGGCCGGCTAAGTCCTTTTCGTGCCAGCGGGTAAATACTATAAGCTGCTGGCTATTGTTGTGTAATCGGGTTTCGGCTACCGTGTCGTACCAATCTTCGATAGCTTCCCGAACAACCGCCGACCAAGCCGTTTTAGCGTCCTTATAAATGTCGTCCATTATAAGGGTATCTACCGGTTCGCCGGTAAGAGGGCCACCTACGCCGACGGTCTTAAAGCCGCCCCGGTGTCCTACTATTTCGCATTCGTCGGCATTGCGAAGCCAAGCCCCGGCAACGGTCGTAATGTTCGATGAATTAAGGCACGTTTCCGGGAATATTTCGGCATATTCCGGCGTGTCTATAATACGCTGTATTTCGCGGTTGAATTTACGGGCCTTCGGAGCCGAATAGCTTACGACGGCTATTTTATTGTCCGGGTTCCGGCCAAGTATATAAGCCGGAAGGCGGCGCGTAGAACCTTCGCTTTTGCCGTGCTGGGGCGGCATGAATACCATTAGCTTTTTAATCTTTCCTTCTGCGAATAAGGTTAGAACGTGGTAATATCGTACATGAAATTCGGCCGGGTCGAAAGTAGGCATAGTAGCGCGGGTAAACGGCAAAAGGTCGGTACGTGCTTCGCGTATCAATCTTTCCCGCAATGCGGCTATATACTCTATTTTCTCTTGGCGTGTCATTTACCTAATTTCTTTTCCAATTCGGCTATACGTGCGTCTAATTCTTCATCGGAAAGCTGCCCGAACAAATCCTTACCGTCCTTGCCCGTTACTTCGTTGTTCTGCCTGTTCTTCCAATTCTCCGGCTCTCCGTTGGTAAGTGTAAAGATTATCGCGGCCGTGTCCGGCTGGTAGTGTTTATCGACTATCTTTTGTTCCTTTATTCGCGGTATCTCCTTGCCGTTTACGTCGTACTTGCCGGAACCTACCGTAGTGATGTGCTTTTCCTGCACCGTGTACCCTTGTATCTTCCGTAGAAGGCTTTTTTTCGCTTCGGCTACAAAGAAGGCCATACGTTCCGCTTCGGCTTTTTTTATAGCGTCGGAAAACTCGGAAAACTCCTTTATCCAAGTGTAGTAAGTATCGGGGTGTATCTTGACCATACGGCATACTTCCGCCACCGTGTAGGTGTCGGTAGCGATAAGCGAACATATCTTTTCGGCTATCTTCTTATTGTATTTCGTAGGTCTTCCCATTCTACAATTTTGTTATTACTACTTCGGGGTCGTACTTCTTAATTCGGTCTAATATGATTTGGCAATACTGCGGGGAAATCTCGATACCGAAGCAATTGCGTTCCAATTGGTGCGCGGCTATAAGGGTGGAGCCGGAACCTAAAAAGAAGTCTATTACCAAGTCGAACGCGCGGCTACTGTTGCGGATAAGTCGGCCGATAAGTTTTACAGGCTTCATTGTCGGGTGGTCTGCGTTCTTCATCGGCTTATCTTCGTGAATAATCGTACTTGGGTGTTCGTTATCGTTCTGCAACTCCTTTACATAGGCTAATAGTTCCTTCTTTGTCATTGCGTCGAAGTCTACCTTATCTTCTATTACCGTGTGCTGGGAACGGTCGTTAATAAAGTAATGCGGGCCGCCGTCCTTCCACCCGTAAAGTATCGGTTCGTGCTGCCATTGGTAATCCTGCTTTCCGATAACGATGTTATTTTTTACCCAGACAAGGTGCTGTTTATAGAGGAATCCGGCCCCGGTAAATCCGGTAATAAACGGCACCGCTTTTAATGCAGCGTGGAAAACATAGATAGCCGCGCCGGGCTTGCAACTTTCATATAGGGAAGCGTGTATATCTCCCATGAAAGCCGTAAAATCGGCGTCGCTCATATTGTCGTTCTTAATGTCCGTTTGTATGCGGTTTCCCCTGTCGGTATTGTTCAAATACTTGTTTTTGCTGGCATAGTCTACGTTATACGGCGGGTCTGTTACAATGCAATCGGCCTGCATACCGCCCATAAGTCGGCGTACGTCCTCAATTTTTCGAGTATCTCCGCATAATAGGCGGTGGCAAATGGCCCCTTTACGAATTTCGAAAAGGTCGCCTTCTTTTATGTCCGTTTCTACGTCTTCGGAGGCCGGCGGTGTAAATCCGTCTTCGGTTAATTCCCGTTCCGGTTCTTCGGGTTCTGCAAACTCTGTAACGCCCCATTCTTCGGGGGATATTTCCCACCTTTCAGCCGCTTGGGTAAGTGCCGTTTCGTCCCAATCCAAATTAGCGGCCCCGGTCGCATTGTCGGCTAAGGCCAGTTCGCGCCCTTCCCGCGTATCTAAATCTATGTCGGTACGTTTTACCGCTACTATTTCTTCGCCGGTGGTTTCGACTATCAAAACCTTTTCTAAACCTATTTGCCCGGCGTTTTCTACGGTTTTATTCCCGGCTATAATACGGTTGTTCTTATCCAAAAGAATAGAACGGCCCGCCCCGAATTGGCGCAGGCTCTTTTCTATCAAACTTTGGCCGAACTGCGTACCCTTGTTAAAATTTACGTCGTCCGGTATAAGTTGGGCTATATCCGCTTCTATAATCTTCTTCGGTGCCATAGGCTTACGCAATGAATTGGAATACCAAGCGGGCCAATAGTACGTTAAGGACACCGGCAAGAACACCGACTACCGAAAAAATAAAATCCCAAACTTCCGGGGTTCCCTTCTTGCTGAATTTGTCGTAAAGCTCTTTCCCGGCGGCGGCCACAATCCCAGCGCAAAGGCCATAGAAGACACCGAAAAGCCCCACGAAGAAGGCGATAATAAAACCGGCGGCTAAATGTAGCCATTTGTCCGAACTGAATAAGTAGCCCTTAAAGGTCGTAAGGGCCTGTAAAATCTTTTCTCTCATACCTGCGTACGTTTATTAGTGTGTAAATATTCGCGTTACGCAAAAATAAAAGAAGCGCATTATTATAATACGCTTCTTTATCCAAGAATAATTAAAAAGTTACCAACATAAACGGGGGATATATTCCCGTATAACCTGCTGGAAGTCTTCTAAGGAACGGCAAACGGCATACTTATTACCATGCGCTTCGGCCAACGCTTGCCACTCCTTTTGCGTGGGTGTTTGCCGACTGTTTTTGCTGGGGGTCTTAAACTCGATACAAAGGGAATGAAACCCGCCGGAAGGGTAAAGTAGGATAAGGTCAGCAACCCCGGCCGTTACTCCTTCGCCCTTCATAATCGCGGCTTCCTTTGCGTTCCTTGCCCCGCCATTCGGAACCGCGAAAAGAAGGCGGCCTATTTTCGGGTACTGCAACCGGAACCAAGTAACGCAGTCCTTCTGTATTTGGCTTTCTATATGTCGCATATTATTCGGTTTCTTTTTCGTACAAGTGGCAAGCCGGGTTATTTACCTTTATCCGTTTCAATCCGTTACCAGTTCTTCGGCTCTTTTGAAGGGCGCAACTTTGCACTATCTTCGTACTATGGTCGTTCAATTCCCAACGCTGGCGGTGCTTGCAAGTCCGGCAAGTCGGCAATTTCGGTTTGGCTCCGGTCTTAACGGCAGCTATAAATTTGTTGTAATCCATAGCCGAATATAGCTTTAACCAATCTTCGCGTACCAAAATATCGCGCTGGGGAACATAAGCGTAGAATACGCCATTTATCCGGCACCCGCCCGAAAACCTTGCAACCGATAAATACGGCAGCTTCGTAACGTCGGCAACTACTATAACTTTGTCTGTGTCGAACATACCTATTTGTATTTTACCGTTAATAAATACTGTTGTACCTTTTCGGCTATTTTAATTATATGAAACGGCCAATAGTACGGGCCGCAACCCAAAACCATACTTCCCGCAATCCGATACGGATAGCCAAGCCAATACGGGTAAGCCCTTCTTTGAAGTTTTCAGAAAACCGGCAATACCGAACCCCGGCTTTCGTTTCTTTAAGAAGGTAGGCGTATGCTTCGCCCCGTGTGCGGAAGTATGTATTTTCGTACATAATCGCGCCGCTATGGGTTGTATTCGGCCAGCCGTATTCCTCGCATAGTTCGGCCTTTACCGCCCACCGGTCAATAGTGAATACCGGAAGGTTTCGGGCGAAGGTGTCCGGTTCATCAATCAAGGCCCGAAGTACCCCGTTTTTTTCGTCTGCCTTAATACGGGCGGCAAGCTGTCCTATTTCGCTATTCTCGCCGGGCGTAACCAAAGACGAATAGAAAACTTTACCGGTTTCTATATTTATGGCTATAATCCCGTGAACATACCCGGAACCGATACAAATACAAGCCCCGCCGTATTTTTCTTCGTTATAGATAGCTACGATATGCTTTATATCGTAATGCTGCTTTATTGTTTTGAATCCCATATACTTATTTTGTTGTTTGTTTGAACCATGCCCGGTAACAAAGTTCCCGGAGCAAATCCGAAATAATGGCTAACCCTTTGGAAAGCCATAAGCAAATCAATTGAAGCGGCACGACCGCAAAGAATACAAGCCAAAACACCGTATTCCAAAATAGGCCGGTACGCTTTTTTATCTTTATCGTATAGGTAATTTCCCCTTTGTTCATACCATTACTTTTTAGTTTCTACTTCTTGTTTCGCCCGATAGTTTACTACCGTTTGGGCTACTCTGAAAACAAGCCCGGTTATCGCGTCGCGCTGGGACTTCGGCAGGCCGCTTTCAAGGTTCGCAACCTTTATAAAAGTTTCCCTAATACCTTCTACCGTAAATATCCCTGCGTCCTTCAATGCGTCGTACGGTGTCCGGCGATACCTGTAACCTTCTTGCGGAGCCGGTCGGTTGTTATAGGCTTCTATTTCGTAGCCTAAGAACTCGTTAAATTTGTCGTCCTTAATTATGTCCTTTACTTTCATCGTCTTTATTTTTATGTATGTTATAATCTTTATTCGCGTTGTAGCCGCACCAAGTACAATAACCGAGGGCTACATTAAGCGCATAGTTTTCGCGCTGGCATTTGGGGCATATTATAAGCCCTATACTTCCGTCGTCGTCCCTATATAGGCCGCTCGGCAAATTGTTGCTTCGTGTTCCCATTAGTACCGCCTTTTTGTAAAGTGAATAATAGCGAAGTCAAGAGTAAGCGCAGAAGCGAGTCCGGCCAATTCGTGGTACTTCTTTTCGGCAGCGTCAAATACCGGCGCGAACCATGCCTTAAAATCGTCTACTGTAAGCCCGTCGTTTTCGGCTAAAATCTCCAAGGGGACGGGGAGGCCGTCTACCTTTGCTTCATAATCGTAATAAACGACAGATATTATCGGTTTGTCGTCTAATTGTGCTTCCGCGTAGTGATTTACTACGCACTTTTCCCGTCGTAACTCCAATTTCTGTACGCCGACAATGTCGGCCGGAATCTCGGTTATAACTTCTTGGGGGCTTCGGTATGGTTTTTCGCTCCATTGGCGGACGCTAAGAACTCCACCCGTAGCCATTATTTTTTCGATTTTTGCCCGCCAATACTCGTAATTGCTTCGGCAGGTGTGTACCTTCCGCCCGTCGGCTACTTTGGCTATAAAGCCCGTTTCTTGCCCTTTACGTGGGTGCTTCGGGCCGAAGTGTTTGCCAAGCGTTACTACTGCTTTCATCGTTAATTAACTTTTGTTCGGTTATAAAGTAGGTGCGTATCTATTCCGGTAGCGTTAAAGACCAAGGCCCGAACGTCTTGCCCTAATTTTTCGACGGCTTTTAAGGTGTCTTCTTGGCTAACTCCTTCGGCCTGCTGCTTCTCGAAAAACTTATCTACGAGTGCGCTCATAAATATTTTTGTAGAAGCCCGGAACCCTTCTAAGGTGTAATTCGGTTTTGCCCCGTTAAATGCTTCGTACTCCCAAAGGGTAGCTTCCATTTCTTCGAGCACGGGGCTTAATTTCTTTCCTATCATATCGGTAACTGTTAAAATGGTAAATCGTCTACTTCTTCGGGTTGCTGATATGCCGGCGGCTGTGTCGGCGCATACGTTGGGGCAGCGGCCGAAGTCGTTACGGCCTGCTGGGGGACTTCTGTTTGGTCGGCCCGGTTTCCGCCTAAAAGCTGCAATTCTCTAACCCGGCAATTTATACCAGTTTGTAATACTCCGCCGGCTTCGTATGCCTTGGCCGAAAGTTCGCCGCGAATGAATACGCGGGTTCCTTTCTTCAAATAGTTAATTACCGGGCTTTCTCCGTATTTAAGGCAGCTTACCCAAGTCGTACGTTCGTGTCTTTGCCCCTGCGAATCTTTATAGCTTTCGGTATGGGCTACGCTGAAAGCTATGTACTTTTGCCCGTTAAGGTCTTTAATAATGGCGTCCGCTCCGAGGTTGCCAATTGCTTCTAATACTAACATATTGCTTTAATTATTTGGTTTGAAAATCTTTACTTGTGAATAATCGCGGCGTTTCGTCCGGTAGCTGAACCCCAATAGCGCGTAAGGCTTCCCGGTAGGTATAACCGTTATTTTGGTAGTTCATAAAGACGTTATAGGCTTTGGGGTGCAAGTCGTACAACCGTTCGAAACGCGATATTTTTTCTATATGCGCCCCGAAGCCGCAAAACATACAGCCTGTTTGTTCTACTCCGGGAATATCGTAAATGGGACTATATGGTATATTGAATCGGTGTATATATTCCCAAATATCGGTATCTCTCCATATACTTATCGGATAACTTGCCACCCTGCGACCTTCGTAGCTGTTACACCCACCACGTTTTATATATTCGTGCGTTCTTAGGTCGCTTTCCGCAGCCATAACACCTAAAATTGGGACTTCTCCCGTTTCGCTTTCATATTTACGGAAAGGTCGCTTTTTCAAACATTCGCAACACTTTTCGCTTATATCAAATGGTTTGTCTATTAAGAATTTCCAACGCTCGGATATTTTACCTATAAATGAATCTTTTACCTTTTTCCCATTTAGCCGCTTTTCTTTCAAATACGGGCTATTAGTGTGTCTAATCTCCCTTATATACGATGCTTGTTCTTTCGATATAAGCGGAAATCCATATTTGCCGATAACTTCCCTTACCGTAATTCCCGGCCGTATTATCGTTACGTTCTCGGTGCTTCTGACGAAGCGCACTATTTCGGGGTACTCGTTGCCGGTATTGCAAAAGACTGCTTTTATATCCCTATTGACAAACCGCCGCACTATGTCAAGCAATACGGTAGAATCTTTGCCGCCGGAGAAGGAAACGTAAGGGACTTTACCCGTACGGGAAAGGAAGGCTTCTACCGTCCCTACCGCGTGGTCTATCTTTTGGTTTAACGTCCAACCTTGGCGCGTGTTTAGTTCCTGTATTGTCATTGCTTAGGCTACTTTTAGTAATTCGGTTGTTATTTCTTCTACCAAGGCTTCGCAAAGAACACGGGCTATATTCACTTCTACCGCATTGCCGATAAACTTCTTTTGGTCGGCTTGCGTCCCTATAAGGGTGTAGTTTTCCGGGAACCCCATAATTCGCTTTAACTCGATAATTTTTAACATTCGCATTTTTATATCGACGATACCGTAAAGGGCCATAAACTCCTTTATTTTCCGCATTGGGCCGCTATCGGTTTCGTAAATCTCTATTGCCAATTGTCCGCACTCCGTAGCAATAAGGTACGGGGGCTTTTTATCCATTTTGGCGATAAGGGTAAAGCACGGCTTTTCGACGGAACCGCCGGCGTTAGAAAATTGAGGGTTCATAAGATACCATTTGCAGGCTATTACGTTTTGCTTGGGATTCGTCATTACCGCCGGGCAAGGGTTATCCAAGGATGATAATTGCCCGCCGCCGCTATAATTGTTCGCTATAAATTCCGGCTTTACCACCGAAAACCTATCTTTCGTTGTAATAGTGGGCGAAGGCATATTTACGGAATGATTATTACCGTTTCCATAGTATGCCGAAAGAAATTCGGCCCCTACTAAACTATGGTGGTCTACGGTCGTAATGGTTCCCGCTACGTTGTCTACGCTGAAAACCTTACTTTCCGGGTGTCCGCTAAAATGCTTTGCGAGAAAATGAATGTTCGCTATTCCTAACCTGTTTTGGCAAGCTACGGTAGGGCATGGTTCATCTATCGAAGGCGGGATATGCTTACCCGTCTTCTTATTGACTGAATTATATTTAATCAAAAACGAATCCTTCCCGCCTGCTACGAACTTTATAAGGCCCGCGTATATGCGTTCCAAGGTCTTAGGCGAAAGCGGTTTTTTACGATTAAAGATACTTTCCCCTTCATCGGCAAAGTCCAAAACTTCCTTTACGGGTTTCCACTTCGCCAAGCTGCCGAAAAGGTCGCCGCCCCCGGTCTTTGAGTGGGTAGGCTTCGGCCATACAATAGGTAGGTACGGTTTGGCAAATATCCCGAAGAAACGCTTTCGGCTGGTATATGCCCCATAATCCGCCGCGTTAAGTATTCTATGGTCGAACTTGTACCCGTAGGCTTTTACGTTATCTACCCAATTGGTATAAAGCCGCCCTTTATCCCTGCTAATCGGTTTTCCGTTTTCGTCCAAATCGCCCCAGCTCATAAATTCTTCTACGTTCTCGATTTGGATATAATCGGGGGCAAGGGCTTCTATATACCTAAACAAATGTTCGGCAAGGGTGCGGCTATCTGCGTCGCGAGGCTGGCCGCCTTTGGCACGGCTGAAATTGGTACATTCAAGTGAAGCCCAAAGTACAATTTTCGCCATAGGGTACATTCGGCGCATTTCGGCGGTATGTTCTGCCAATGGGCGTAAGTCCAAGGTTCGCATATCTTCCGTATAGTGCTGCGCTTCGGGATGATTGGCCGCGTGGCTCGCTATGGCGTTCGCGTCGTGGTTTACGCAAGCTATAACCTTCGCGCATTTTCGCTCCTTATAGTTGGCCTTCTCTACGCCTGTACTTGTTCCACCCGCACCGCAAAACAAGTCTATATATAGTAATCTAATGTTGTCCATTTCGTATTATAGTCAGACGCTTTCGCGGAAAATTAGTCTTTTGATAGGTGGGCTTTGACTGCGTTTGCATAAGCCCTAAATTCGGGGGTATATCGGTAATCATCCGGGTACTTTCTGAGGTAGTAGATAATAGTAGCATGGTTCCGCTTCATCTCTTTTGCAATCCTTACCACCGTCGCCCCTTCTTCACGGCATAGCTGGGCGAAAATCATGCGGGCAAAGACGTGCTTTTGCTCTCGACTTTCGCCTACAATATCGTAGAAGGCAACGCCCATGCCTTCGGCTATTGCCTGCTTTATGTTCTGAAAGGTCGGTACTTCTTCGTAAATAATTGTCTTACCTGTCAATTCGGCTAAATTCTTTTCAAGTGTAGCCCCTTTGGAAAATCCCCAATCGGGCAACAAATAAATAGCGTCGCACCCCATAAGTAGAAGAACGTCCATAGCTACATGGGCTTCCCAAGAGGCATTAGCCGGAATACCGTTTTTAAGCGGGTTTACCACCTCGTAACCTTGGGCTTTTAACATGGTTTCCGCCGCTTCAAATTTGGCCGCTACTTCTTCTATTGGCTGGCCGCTTATCTGTCCCGAAATGTATATCTTTTCCATGTTGGCTATTATTTTCTATAAGAATGGTTTATAAACGGGATTCTATCGAACATTTCCGTAAATCGGTCGGCAATACGTTCGCCGTATTTGTTCGCCAAGTCTTCCGCATTTAGGTTGCTGGTCATAATTGTAAATAGCTGCCGGTCATACCGGTAGTAAATCGTATCGACAAAGGGGCTAATTTCATTTCCCCAAACCTTCACTACGGAAGGTTCCGTACCTACGTCGTCAATAGCTAATAGCTCGGCTTTCTTAATGCCGTTAAAGCGTTCCGGTTCATTCTTTGCTATGTCTGCAAGTTCTAAGGCCGATACCGTCCTAACCGTCTTTCGTTGGTCAAAATATGCACTTTCGTACAAAATCCCGATAAGGCTACCTATCGCGCGGGCTAAGGTGCTTTTACCGTTACCTACCGTTCCGAATAACAGAAGCCCCGGTTTGCAATTACCGGTAAGCCATTTTGCCGCCTTTTCTATATGGCTTTGGGTCGCTTCGTCGTCGATGAACTGCATACGCCGCCGCATAACTTCGGCTATATAACATTCCCGCAACATTGCCGGCACGTCTTCGGGGTACTTATCAACCTTAAAGCGTTCCGGTAAAGCCTTTCTTTGAAGTACCGCCCGGAACCGGGTTAAGTCCACCCGTTGCGGCCCCTGTCTGCTGTCCTTTTCGTCCATTTCCGCTATTCCCTTTTTCGTTACGCTCCCAAGTTCTAACCGCTGCTCTCCAATCCTTCATACAGTTGCGGCCCACCTTCCAACCGTTAGAAGTATAGTAATCTATCCACGCTTGCGGGTCTACGTCGTTGCCCCGTTCTTGGCAATACGCCGCAACTTCTTCTAAGGTGGGCTTCTGAAAGATTTTACCGCCTTTCATTTTAGGGGCTGCCTTGCTCCTGCCTTGGGGCTTGCCAGCTCCTAACGTCGGCCCTTGCGGTGGCTGGGTAATACCTTCGTTCAATACCCGTATAAGGTCGTATTTTTCAAGTTTTTGCAATACCGATTTATGCGCGTTGTTCGTAGGGTTTAAGTTCGATACCCCGCCGTACTGAAATATGATAAATTCGGGTAAAAACGCTTTGCTTCCGTTATTGAAGAAATGGATTCTTCCGGCAAAGGCTTTTTCGAAATCCTCTAAGTCGTACGTTTCGCCGCAATAAAGCCCGGCTACCTCTAAGTCCACTTCCCATATTCCGGCGTTGTCGCACTCGCAAAAAAGGTACACCCAAAGCAATTTATAAGCGGGCGGTAAGTCCCTTATAAATCGTTTCTTAAATAGGTCGGTATCTATAAATCTTTTTGCCATTTTGTTATTTGTTAAAAAGTGAACTTTGTTTTTCTTCCCTCTTTTGCTCGTAAAGTATTCGCCTTTGTCGCGCAATACTCAACCGGACGGCCCTAATAGCGTCTTCACGCCCTTTTAGGCTTTCTTCGTACTCCAATAGTTCCGCTTCGCTTTGGGCGATAAAATACCCGTCGGAAGTGGCTATTAAGCCCGGTATAAGGTCGTTTGTCCTTATGTGGTTTATAATCTTCCTTACCCGTGCGTCGTTTAGTTTATAGGAACCTTTAAGGGTATTTACGATATGCTTGTTTGTAACGGCATTTTCGCGCCCTATTTTCGTCCTAAGCCCCCGTACGAGAAGCGGAAGAAGTACGCCCATTTCGTAATCGTTTAAGGGCTGCGTTTCTTGGTCAAATCCTTTAATCATATCAAAAGGGGGTTTTGTCGAAATTGATTATTAGCCCCGCTTCGGCTATATGTACGGTTTTACCGGTTGCGGCTCGCACTCCGGCCCGGAATTGTTCGGCGTTGCTGTTACCGTCGGAAAGGTGGATAAGAACAATATTATTTACCCCCTTTATATCGTTGGCTTGTAACGCCTGTACGCAATGGTCGTAGCTTAAATGCGATTTTAGCGTACGGTTCCGAACAACGGCGGGAATGCGCCCGGCCGCTATATTCGCGTCCAATAGGTCTAAGCGGTAATTACATTCTATCAATACGTTATTAAGTCCTGCAAACTTGCAAGGCAAGTAATAGGTATCGGTAGCGAATAGGATATTACCCGTTTCTTCGTGATTGATGAAGAACCCCAAAGGCTCGGCGGAATCGTGCTTAGTCCCGAAAGGAATAATTCGGAAACCGCCGAGGGTAAAAAGGGTTCCGGCTTTGCAAACATTCGCGCGGCGCGGGCCTTCTATTGGGGTGTTCTCAATTGTACCGGCCGAAGCGTAGACGGGTACGGTAGCTTTCAATACTTCGTTAATGTAGCCTGCGTGGTCTTTGTGTTCGTGGGTAATTAGGCAGCCTACAACCTTCGTTATATTGTAGTCTAACGCTTGCTTCACGCTGGCGAACCTTACGCCCGCTTCCAATAACAAGGCTTCGCGGTCGTTCTCCAATATGTAGCTATTTCCTTGGCTGCTACTGCCTAATACTTTTAGAACCATTGTAACTACGCTTCTACGATTTTGCGAAATGCTTTACGCTTCCTTTTTAGCGGAAGGTTCCGGCCGATGAAGTCCATAGCCGTAGCGAATTTGCCCGAAAATCGAATAAGGGCTTTGTCTTGCTGGGCTACGCTCTGTTCGCTCACCTTCGCCATGTCCGCCGCTTTGTTAATCCGGGCGTTCATTGCGTCGATGTCCTTTGCCGTCAGAATGGTAATACCAAAAATTACTTTCATATTAGAATCCAGGTGTTTTAAGTGGCTGTTTGGTTCCGTTCGTTTCTGCTTGGCCGAAATCAAGTGTTCCGCCGGTATTGGCGTTATTCTGTATTTCGGTTTCTACCTCGTGGGTAACGTCCTTATATTCCACGTCTTCAACGGGGCCGCTTTGTTCGTCCGCGTCGCCGAAGTCGCAACCGGTTATATACTCGTAAAGGGCTTTTTTGGCGCGTCGTTCGGCTTTACCCCGGATTTGGTCGGGGCTGCTGTAATCGTCCTTCTTCACGGTAGCCACTATTCCGAAGCTGTTTTTTTCTCCGTTGTACGTGTAGCTGATTTTGCAAGGCACTTCCGCAAATCCGGCGGTTTGGCCTTTGTCAAATGATACGTCGATGAAGTATTTTACGCCGAGTTTCCGAAGAAGGGCCGTATAGCCTTCCTTGGTCGGGTACATTCGTTCGGCAATAATATTAAATTGGTTGCCGGTCGGAAGAAGCCCGATACTTACCGCGTCTATAATCGCGTCCCGAACAACCGGAATAGTGTAAAGCGGTTGTACCGTTCCGTTTTTGCGCGGTCGCCCGTTGCGGTCGGTAAGAAAGCCTACTTTCGTGTTCATAAGCGGCATAAATACACGTTCCATTACTTCGTCGGAAAGGGCTTCGCGCAAAAGGGCAATTACGTTTACGGCGGTAAATGCCGCGCCGAAGTTGTTTACAATCTGCAAGGCCGAAGCGTCCTTACAGGCAAGTTCGAATTTCCGCTTTGCTTCGTCAATTACGGTCAATCCTTTTTCTTCTGCCATAACTCATATTTTTATAGGTTGTTGTTATTCGGTTTCAAGAAGTCGGCTTAACTTCTTCAAGGTCGCTAATTCCATAGCTTCGGCAGCAAGCGGCGCGGTTTGTTTTTCGGTGAAGAAATTCGCCAATCCCTCTATTACTTGACTTCCTGCACCGCCTACTGCTATTACGCCCTGCACATTCTCGCTTTCGCCGTCCTTATTGTCCTTAACGTCCGTGCCGATAAGGATAAAGGCCCGGCCTTCACTGTTTTTTACCGCCTGCGTAAGCGTTTCGGAGATTTGCTCCAACTGTCGCGCGAACTCGCGCTTTTCTTTGTTCTCTTTCATAACTTTAATTTTTTATAAGTGGATAATGGTTAATTCTTTGTCGGTGGTTACAATCAACTTTACAAGCTGGGAAGCAACCGGGAATAGTTGGTTTACACTTTCGGCGTTGTCGATGAATACCGGCGCACTTACCCCGTGATACAAGCAAAGCGTGTTAATGATGTCAAGCCCGGCGTTTATCTTTCCGGCCGTATTAAGGTCTGCGTACTTAACCCCGTCTACCATTGCGATACAAGTAGGGGTTTCGCCGCCATTTAGCTGGGCTTCGAACATTCGGAAGCGGACGGTTTGGAACTTACTATTTACCCGGCGTTCTACTTCGTCCATTCGGGCCTTATTAAGTTCGTCTATCGTAAATTCCTGCTTTTCTAAGTCTGCTTGCTGCTGGGCTAATTCCTTTTCCCGCGCCAATATTTCGGCCTTCTTTGCGGCGTTCTTTTCAATGGTAGCCCGAATATTTAGCTTTTGTTTTACTTCGTCCAAAAGGGCCGTAAGTTCCCGTTTCTTGGCGGTAAGCTCGGTAGTATCGGCCGCCGGTATATCCGAAATGGTAGCGGATATTTCGGCTATCCGGGCTTCTATCTCCTTCCATTCGGGTAAGTCTTCGGGGATAATGTCGGTAGATACGGTTACTTCCGGGTTGGCGGCTATTTCCGCTTCCAAGTCCTGTAACTTCTTCGCGTATTCGGCTTTCTTAGCGGCGATAGCTTCCATACGTTCGGAAAGTTGGGCTTCCAATTCCTGTAACCGAGCTTTCTTTTCTGCTATTCGCTGGTTTAGCGTTTTGCCTTCTTCGGTAATCCGGGCGAGTTCGCGGGCCTTAGCTTCGTCGAATTTGGCCCGCGCCTTCTCTTTGGCGATAGCGTCCATACGCAAAACGCTTGCGTCCGAACATAAGGTTTCGTATATCGGACAAATAAGGCCGTCGGTACTTACTTTGTATTCTTCGGCGTTCCGCGTATTCCATTCTTCGCGCTTGGCTTCCACCTTGGCGGATAAGTCCGCTATTTCGGAAGTAAGTGTTTTAATAGTATAGCGAATATCGGAAAGGCCGTTTTCCGAAGCGGTATTATAATTTTCTGCTTCCCGCTTGGTTATTTCGTAGTTGGTCTTAACCTCGTTACGCTTGGCGTTCTTTTCGTAACCTTCCTTTTGGGCCGCTTGCCTTGCCCGAAAAATTATATCTTGCTGCTGGTTCCGAAGGTCGTTAATCGCTTTGCGTTTTCCCTGCACCCCTTCGTAGTGTTTGCGGGCTGTTTCTGCAACGTCCGTAATAGCCGCTTCCACTTCTTCCAATTCGGCGGATAGGCGTACTTTTTCAGCTTCCAAGGCTTCGTAATCCGGTGCTTCGGGCGTAACGCTGTCTATTGCGTTAATTTCGATAGGGCATTTTTCCAAACCTTCCTTAATCCGGCTTTTGCGGTAGGCTATTTCTTGTTTGAACTCCGCCAAATCTTTACCGGAAAGTTGGGAAAGGATAGCCGCGAAATCGGCGCGGCCGGCGGCCACTTCTTCGTATGTTACGCCCCCGGCAATGCGCAGCAATATTTCGCGCTGGGTTTTCCAATCCAACGAAGGGAAGTAAGCCGGGTTCGTAATTAACTTAAAAAGTTGTTCTTCGGTTATGTCCGTTACTTTCTCTTGGAACGCACCCGCTTTAATTTCTACGCCATTGCAGAAGTAATGCGTAGTATTTCCTTTAAGTTCTACTTCTGCCTTGCCGCGCGGTTTTACCCAATCTTCCGTAAGGGTGCGGGTAAGGGTTACTTCTTCGCCGTTTACGTCTAAAACAGCCGTTACGGAATGTTCCAATTTAAGTATAGGGTTCCCGTCCGGGCCGACCGTCTTAACGGTAAATGCGCCTTTCCCGCTATCCGTACGGTCGTTACTGTCTTTGCCGAAAAGCACCCAAGTAAAAGCGTCGAAAACGGTGGTTTTACCTGTCGCGTTTGCGCCGGCAATGGTGGTTACTTCGCCGAACTTTACGGCCAAGTTCCTAATACCCTTAAAGTTTTTAAGGGTCAGTTCTTTTAATGTTACCTTCTTGTTCATAACAAGTTATTTATTTCGGTTGTTACTTTTCTTTGCTCGTTTTGCGGCCAACTCTAAGGCTTTTTCCGCGTCTACTATTATCAACCTTCCGACCTGCTTATATGCGCCGTCGATTAAGCCGCTTTGTTTTATGCGGCTGGCGGTAGTCTTGGAACATTTGAATAGTTCGGCAATCCCTGCCCGGCCGTAGACGTATTTTTTCTTCGGGTCTTTGGTAACGTCTACTTCTATCCGGGGGCTTTGTCCTTTCCCCATTAGCTCTAATAATTCCCCCGCCGTAAGGTCTATAAGTCTTGTATTTAAGTCTGCCAT